CCGTCCATTCCCGCTAGGGGTTTTGGAATATCCCAGCACACTTGTGGTGTGTGCTGACGTGTTCTCGTAGAACTGGCAGGCCGTGTAATATACCGGTGCCAGACTAGTCTTCGAACCTGATGAGGTTAGGAGTTCTGGGGGAACATGTGTGAGTGAAATGAAGGTGATTTTTTATTCACCGAGCGCGTGGAACAGGCTTAGCAAGCGCACTACCTGTTCAAGGCTCGGAGGGGATTATTTTATCTTCTTTTTATTTGCTTTTAGTGGCTGCACTAGGCAGCCTTTTTAGTTTTTTATGTTTTTCATTTTTCGTATGCGGATGCGTGAGATGAGAGACCACCCGGCTGTATGTGGACAGCCGGGGTAGTGTGGAGGTTTGACTCGGAAGGATTCCAGAGCAATTCACATTATGAGAGTAGAGTGACAGTGAGCCACGCCCCGTAAGGCTGGATGGCTAAGTGGGACCCAGAAGCGGCGGCCGTGAGGCCCTCGATCTGGAGTTCCAGTCTGTCGTCGTGGTTGAAGAACATAACCGCGGACAGACTCACTGAATTCAACATTCCCGAGCCGGTCGGGTCTGTTGCGACAAGGGGGGACGGGGAGCAGACCGTCCGGTACCCTGACCCTTTCACCACATTAGCGAGGCTTAAGTGGAAGTTAGGGTAGTCGCCCACAACGTGTGATGTGAGTTTGAACATCATTTGCACTGAGAGGGAATACCATCCGGCGGGGAATTGCAAGGTGTTAGCAAGTCCGCCGCCAAGTGGTGCGAGCAGTTGGATACCAAGTGGATTGTAGTATCTAAGATCTGATTCAGGCTCAAATGGAAGAGATTGAGCGGAAAAGGTCAGAATTGCGTCGTAGGGATTGATGGGGAAGCGTGCGGTGCTTCTCATCACCGGAGTTGAGGCAACGGAAGGAGGCTGTTTGTTAATCAGCTCCACATCGTAGACAACTTCGAGGATCCCTTGCTGTGACGAGTCACAGCCCTCGGCTCCCACGTGCAGACGACCCATGTCGTAGGTCTTGAGATCTGCACCAGGAACCAGTCCTTCTCGGGTGAAGTAGGTTTTGGGTGAACAGGGCACTCGGAGTTCGAAGATTCTCCAGGGTGCGCCGTCCACATAGACGGTGGCCTGCGTCTGCTCCACGGCAGAACTGGGCGGCAAGTCAAGAGTATCGTAGTCGAAACTCATGAGGATGTTGCCGTCGGCAGTTGTGCCCTTCAGATTCTTGTACCGGTACGTAATCGAATGTATCCGGTACTGCTCATAGAGTTGAGCATGGCCCGAAAGCCAAGGAAATGAAGAGGGGAGAGCAGGATTGCAGGCGAAGTCGTTTGTGATGGCGAATTCGGCTCGGTCGGTGGTGACTGTGCCGATGCGCTCACACTCCCGGTACCGCGTCGACTTGCGCGGTAGGGTCCTACTTGAGGAATTTTGTGCGGCGGGTGCGCGCACAAGGTCTCTCGTGGGCCTGTTAGACATCGCTCGTGGGGGACGTCTTGAGGCTCCGGCGCGGGCGCCCCTGTTGGGGCCTCGCGTCATGGCTGACAGTTTTCGTTTCTTACTGGCAGGTGGCATCGTAGACTTTGCAAATAGTTATATAGATTTTGTTTGCAAGTTTACACGGGGTACACTCTCTTGCGAGCCGACTGTACATCGCGTGCTCCACAGGGATCGGTTTGGCCTATATTAAGGCTGAATCTGAGGCTATCCCGCCCCACCAGTGTGCCTGGCCGAACAACTCCTAACTTAGTATTGGAGGACTCGGGCGCAGCGTCACGTAATTTCGACTCCGAAAAGTTGATATCACACAAGCCTGAGATATGGTCTTATCTCGGCTCAGCTCTGGTGGGAAAGTTGGCAACCTCCCTGTGGATGGCCGTGCAGTCTGTCGGCATTTACTCATGTCGTCTCAGAGGGTTGAGAGAGACAGGTGAGATTTAGCACGGAAGTATTAAGCTCTCCGAAAAGAGCACCGTTTTGGCGACTATTAAGCACGCGACCCCGTGGAAGTTTAACGACATTCCAGGTCATGTGCCCCACTATTAGAGTGGGGGTGCCATTGTGGTTATTTAGTATGAGGGTGGGTGAAGTGGTGTGAGTATGGTGTGGACAACGTCGGAGAGAGGGATCTCCTGGACGACACGGAAGGGCCAATTAGTAATCTTGGCCGTGGACATCCTATTCGGAGGAGTTTTCATCTTTGAGATGCGCTTTGAGATGCCGTAAGGTATCCTGAAACGTAGCTCGGGGATGTAGTCCGGGTCCGACTCAGGCACGAAGCTGAGAGCCGGTTGTTCGACCGTGAGGTCTTCCAGCGGGCGCTGGTTGCGTAGAAGGGGTCCAATCCGTGGAACGAGAATGAGGGCACCGGGGTCATGGTACCTGACGATGGCATTGGGAGCAGAGAAATCCCTTTCACGCACAAGTGCGTGTTTGGAACTCTTGTCCTTGCCGAGAGCCAGGTTGGCCCGGTACTCATCCTCTAGGAAAGTGGCATACCTCCTCTGGAAAGCGGTTATTTTCCACACATGCCCATTTGGGGGCAAGAAGCCAAGACCTCCTCTCTGGTGTGGGAGAAAGAGGTTGTAACGGCCCTTGTCGGTCGCATGTGAGATTCGCTCCTTGTGATAATGGAGGAATCTGCGATGTGCGCGACAGGGATCGTGGCAATTTGGAACCGATGCGTTGTAAAGGTCCCAAAGTGGAAGTGCTTTCACATTTTCGCGGCCTGTGCGATAGGCCATGCCCGTGACGAGACCAGTGTTGTAGAACGTGATCTCGGTGAAAGTGTTGTCGTGATGGTGGTGCTGGTACAGCTTGGAGTTGACTGTAAGCAGGGACCTGTGGATGTAGTTTTTACCGATGGAGAGTGTGAAACCTACCTTCTTGACTGTTTCTTGCCAGATGGCGTAAAAGCCGTCGTTGGCTCGAAACAGGATATCATCCCCGTTGACGACACAGGGAAGCCGCTCTAGGCTGAACGTTCTGCCTGTGTAGGCCTCGAGGGCCTGCCAGTAGCAGAGGACGTTGATCAGACAGAGGATCGGGAAGGAGAGGGGAGAGCCCATGAGCTGGCCATTCTGTTGGAGAATGGTCTCATGTCGATCGCATGACTTCGCTGCCCATTTCTTTGGGTAGTGCAGCGTATGCGGCGCAATTACAGCGCGAAAGACAGTTTTAAATCTTTCATCGAGTTGGCTCCCGCCCTTGGCGAGGAAGGCCTCAGCTACCATCATGGTCATATTGATGTCCAGACCGTCGGTGGCAGCAGAGTAGTCTCCAGACACCCACTTGTCGAAGTCATTGAGGCCGCATATCTCTTCTCGAGTGAGAATAGCGTATGCGTCGCCCATATTCATCTCGCGGCCAGTCAGCTCAAACTGCACGTACCTGTTGAGGTAACGGTGCATCGCTTTCTGTGCGCACTTAACGGTGTAATATGGTAGTCCCTCACCTGTGGTGATGAGTCGGACTTTCAATGGCTCCTTGAGTGGGACCACATTCGCGTCGACGTTTCGAGCGCCACCCCCAATGAAGGGGGTGTTGGTGGTAGAGGCTTCTTCACCAAGAATTGTGGTTGGATTTATCAACTGGAAGGATTCAGTGAGGAGGTCACTGAAAGATGGCACAGGGAGGCCCCGGAGTTCTTTTACGAATCCAGGTCTCACCTCTATCATCTGTAGGAGTTCGGACCCGCGAGGGATCCGCCCTGACAGGATAGTCAGGGAAACATCACCATGCCCTTGGGCTTCGGACATGTGATGAGCAACTTCTCCCAGTTGTCCTCCATGCTTCCGCGATCTGCTATAGGTTGCAGATCGTGAAGGCTGGAGAAGGGTCGGTTCCCGCCATTTGAAAGTGCCTAGTGCACGATCAAGTAGCGGTCGGAACGATTCTAGTTCCTCTTCGGTGGCGGTCGGTACGGAGAGCATGGCTCTCTGGTGTCCGACGAGCGACGCTTCCACCTCAAGCTCGTTGACCTCGAGCGCAGATCTTTTGACTCCCTGCAAGATGCAGAACGCGAGTTGGGACACGGTCTTGTTGAGACGTGACGCCAATCGGTTTTTAAGGAGCCTTTTTATAGGACCTGTGTAGACGAGAGCTGTGGAGTGCTTCTCGAAATCATGTGGTATGGCAGGCATGGATGATGTCTGACGCATGTATTTAGCCATTGGGTAGGCTGTAACATATTTGGCGTAGCTCTTGAAGGAAGAGGCTGGCCAATCGCGGCAGGTTGTGAAGAATGAAAGTTGATCTTCAAGCTTGAACGTTAGGATCTTAGGGTAGAAATCCACGAGAACCTCTAGGCTGGCAAGGGCCAGATAGAGAGCTTCTTTCGCGGACTCCCCTTTGATCGTCCAAACTTGGGGGCGCACGGCATCGTAGTGATGGTGCGTCCCCTCCCCCCCCTCAGTCGCACACTGGGAAGTGTGTGCGGCTGAGGGAACCCTCCGCGCGCGGCGGGCGCCGGTTCTGCTATTTTTTGCAGTTCCGGTGCCCTCCGCACGCGAAGCGTCAGTGAA